CAGCAAGGCTGTCATACAGTTGAATGCAAGACTCTTTTGACCATGCCATGCGTCCTTCCTCAACTTCTTTCTTGAGTACAGGCCAAGCACTGAAGTAGCAAGAGTCTGTGTCCCCGTAGATGACTGATTTGCCAACGTGGTCGTATTCACCTGTAATGAGTTCGTTAAGATAAGCATCCATGTGTTTGGCAATGCTACGACCAGTCAGTGTTGTCGATTGTCCAATACGCTTGTCAAAGAACCTACATCCCGGGTTAAGAATAGCTCCGTAGAGACTGTTGAGATTAATCTTTTTAACCAGTTGTCGCTTGTCCCAGAAAGCAATTTCTTTGGCATCTTTGGCTTCCTTCTTCTTGGCTTGCAGTTCCTTGCGCTCTGAGTACCAACGTTCCAACAAGCCAGGAATGATACCTTTCTTCTCAAATGAGAGAATGGTACCGTTGGCAGTTAAGATCCAAGGTTGGTTAGAGTCAAAAATAATGTTCCAGATCTCTGCGCCACTGTGCACACTCTCTTCGCCGTTTTCCCAATCAATTGTGATTTCGGTGCCGCGTTCTTGATTCATCACGGCTGTGTATTCAAGACAAGCAAACAAACCTTCCCAGGCTGCTGCAAAACTTTGACCTTTGGCCATGTTGTTTTTGATCAACTGGTTGGTCATCACAGGACGCAGTTGGCCCACAATGGTTTCTGGTCCCATGTTGCAGGCACGAATCGCACTGGGGTATAGACTGTTGATATCCACTGACCCAATCCACTCATGCACACCTTTCTTGGGATAGGCCACATAAGCACCTGCGGCCTGTGTGTCTTCATCTGTGAGCCGTTGTTTGCGGTTGGGCACAACCATGCCACGTTCGTGTGCTTCGTTGATGATGGCCTGTTCAGTCACAGCCACAGCACCCATGGTGGTCTGGAGCAACACAGTATTGGCGTGTGCCAGTTCGTTGGCAAGATCCAAGAAGCGCAGTTTCTTGTCTAGTTTGCCAATCAGCGCGGTATCTTGACGGTTGTACTCAATGAATGTGCGGAAGTGTTGGTTGTACAAACTGTCCAGGGTGCCTTCAAACTGTGTCTTGCGTTCGCCCAATTCGTATTCGCAAATGGCATCCAGACTGTAACTGTGACGTTCTTCATAGGTGTATTTGCGATACAGTTGCATATAGTCCATATGCACACGACCAATCAAATCATAAGTTTCGTTTTCGGCGCCAAAGCGTTCGAACATGCGCTTCTTGGGCAGTTGCCCCCATAAACAGAATTTGCGTGTGTCATCTTTGCTCAGCACACGCACACATCTGTTGACAGTATAGGGAATATCATAGCCCTCTGAGTTCCAACCACTCAACACATCGGCGTCGTCGATCAAGTCAAGGAATGTCTTGATCATTTCAGCTTCGTCTTCAAACAAGATGGTGTTGTCAAAGTCTTTGACCAACTCATGGGCAGTCTCCCAACTTAGATGTCGGGGCGGAACTGCCAGAGTAACCAGTTGATCTAACCAATCAAGGTAGACTGAAATAGCGGTGATAGGATTGAATGGATCCTCAACTGGTGAGAAACCACGCTCCTTGTCAAACGCCACTTCGATGTCAAAAAAGGCTGTGTGTAGTTCGGGTGCGTCGGCACCTTTGTAGTTTTCTTCAAGACATCGGAATATGGGATTGATGTCTGATTCATAAAGTTGCTTGCCGCTGTGAATGCGGACTTCTTTGCGGAACTCTTTGTTATTTCTCGTAGAAAATCTTGATACGGGTGTGCCGTAGATGCTTTGAAACTTTCCACGTGGATCATCGTAGTAGAAAATGTAATTTGCTGGATACTCTTTGTAGACTCGCACGCCGTCTCGGCGCTCTACAGTATGAATGCGATCGTGCTCACGATCAAAAAGTGCGTCAATATAACTCATTATTCTCCGTTTGTGGCCGGCTAGCCATGATACATGCTCGTAACGTGAGCGACTCGTCTACTGAGTAGATATTTATAGCGTTTTACCCACGGTTTCAAGAATTGTTTCCAGGGTTTCGTGATCTTGCTTTTCCTTGCCAAATTCTGCTTTGTGGGCCAGCTTGATGGCTTTCTTGAGAATAGCAGGCTTGACTTCCAGTTCTTCGGCCACGGCCTTGATGGTGTCATTGAGGCCACCCTGTAGTGTGTCAATCTCATGCATGACCTGCATGCCTTCGTTAATGATTTGAGTAAGTTTGACCTTTTGGTCACCGTTGAATGTTTTTGCCGACATAGACATCTCCTAAAGTGTTATTATAACACTTGTTTTGGAAATGTCAACGTGTATGTGCTCATTTTGGACCTCAAGGTAGCGAATCTCTTGGTCCAGGCAGAAGCCGCCTACTCGGTCCTAAGGGCTGAGTTACTTGGCCAATCGCTGGCTGTGTTCTCTACGGCGTTGCGCACCAACCTGTGACACATGCTCGATCAACTGATTGCGAACCGCAAATGCTGACTCGCTCACTGCACCGTATCGAATAAATGTTTGATCGATAAACTGTTTGATGCGAGCAACGTCTTCTTTGGTCTCAACCATTTGCAACATTTCTGCCACAGGCTGTTTTGCTGCCTGGGCTATACGTTGTGCCAGTTTGGCTTGTTCTTCGGGAGTTGGTCCCCCGGCGGTTACTTTGGGACCTGCGGGTGCAGCAGCCTTTACACCTGCGCCACCGCCTGCAGGCAATGAGGCAGTGGTTGGGGCAGGAGCGGCAGTTTTCATGCCCGGGATACCAGTCATGGGTTTGACTGTGGTGGTAGTTTTGCCATATCCGCTTGGGCCAGCAAAGTTAGCAGTTTTAGCGGGAGCGGCAGTCTTCTTGGCATACTTTTCCATGCCGGGCAGTTTCATTACATTGGCAGCATTGAATGTTCCTGTAGCTGAGGGCGTTGAGGTGGTTGATGCACTGGGCCCGGATGTAGTATCAGTCGCAGCAGCCTGCTCGGGCTCCTTGCCATAGGCCAATAGTTCATCCACGGTGTAAGGTTTGCCAGTCTTGGGATTGAATGCGTAGTCTTGTGTTTGCCCTCCACCAGAAACAGGTGCACGAGGAACTCCGGCTTTTTCCGCATCTGCTGGTTGATCAGCAGTGGCTGGTATTGCAGAAACTGGCAGACCCATCTTTTCATAAACACCGTTCACAACACCAATTGGCACACCTTGCTTGACCAAATAAGCAGACAGTTGATCACTGTCAGTGGGCTTACCGGCTTGCTGCCAGTTCATCTTGAGTTTTTCTTTTGTTACATTTCTAGTAAGCTGCCGCCCAGCGGTGCTCAATGCACTGCCCACTGCCTTGGTACCACGATCTAAAGCATCAAGTCCCCGACCAAACCAGCTCTTCTTGGCAGGATCAGCTGGCTGTGTTGGAGCATCCGCCATGTCGGGACGAAGCAAGTCTGGCAATGCTTCACGACCTGGGCCAGCGGCGTCACCTGTTGGTGTGGTAGGAGCCGGTGTTGGTGTCGGTGTAGGACCCGGCTTGGGTGCTGGTGTTGGTGTAGGAGACGGTGTTGGTGTAGGTGTAGGTGTCGGACCTGGCTTGCCAGTTCTTTTTTCTAATTCAGCAGCGTAGATATCGTATATAGGATCTCCTGCTCCACGTTTTTGTTGTGCAAAAGAATCTATACCTTTCTGTAGTTCTTCAGGTTTAAGCGTGGGCACTCGTTTTTTTACATTTTCTATGCCACGTTTTTGTATTTCAGCAGCGTAGGTATCGTATATAGGATCGCCTTTGCCAAATCCTTTGTCCTTCAAAGCTCGCATTGAATTTTGTATTTGTTCTGCGGGTATTTTGCCAACATTGGTTTTCAACTGGTCGGCCGCTTGCTGTAATTTTTCTCCTGTAGGACGAGCAGGAGCTGGAGCTGGACTAGGTGTTGGCGTAGGTGTAGGTGCCGGACCTGGCTTGGGTGCAGGTGTTGGTGCTGGTGTAGGACCAGGTGTTGGCTTAGATATTTCTAAGCCAGGAATAGGTTTAGATGTTCCTATGAGATTAAAGTCGTCATCATAGTACAATTGAGCATTTGGCCCTGGACCTTCAGGATCATCGGGATCTGGAACAAAACCCACTAATCTTCCATCAGCAGCTCTCTCTAAACCTCGACCCTGGGTAGCCTGATACATTTTCCGTATACGTTCGTTACGAGCTATTTCTTCAGGTGACAGTTCATCTGTTGGAACTTTATCAAGCTCAGCAATTCTTTGTATGTTTTCAAAAACTGTGTAAACGCCTAGCGGTGTCAAATGCATGCTACGACCCTGTGGCTTACCTATGCTTTCGTTCAGTGCCCAGCTCAGTGTTGTGAGCTTCTGATCAATCAGTTTGTCCACAGACAGTCGACGTAGTTTTACTTTGTTTATCCAATCAGTGCTTTCACGCACTACGCCAGCCATGGCCTGCTTGGCCTTGAGAGTGGCAATTTGCTGTGCTGTTTGAATAGCACGAGCTGAAGGTTCTGCACCATACTTGGCAATTTCTTGTGCATAAATCTGTTGATATACAGGGCTTGACGCAATTTGTTGACCAGTCACGCCCGACAATGTACCGCTGGTACTGCCTGGAGTTGACAGTAAACTTG